ATTAATTTCCCCATTGGTTTTTTGCATCTACTTCAGTCTGCTCACCTGTTTTTAAATTTTCTTCTGTCTTCTCTATAGATGAAACAATCTTTCCGCACTGTGATTTACATAGTTTGAACGATCGATCATATCCTTGTAAATATTGTTGTAACTTTGTCCAATAATTGTAAGATATAATTTTTTGGATGGGAACTTCAAATCCATTAAACATTCGTTCAAACTGGGGTGGATAATAAAATTTATCATTTTGTTGATCATAGTAGTGACCACCTGTCCAACAACACCTAAAAACTAAACCTTCTGGAGAGATGTACCATTTTCCCCAATCATTCCATACACAATGAATCTTTCTCTCAGCCTGTTGATACTCTTGAGTCTTTTTAGAATGAACAAAAGAACCTGTTTTAGGAGCAAACACATCACGTGATGTTTTGACTGTAGAAAAAGTTGTAAACCCTGCTTGTTTTGCTATCTCACGGGCATCCTCTACTTGGTGTTTATTGTGTTCAAACACAATATATTTCCAATGCACTTGTGCACGGTTTGTTGCGATAACTGATTTTGCATTCTCTAGCACTTTATCAAACTGAGTGTTGATTCTGTAGACATGGTGAGTATCTGCTAAACCATCTAAATCAAAATTTATAATATCACGCTTTGTAAGAATGTTACCTACATCAGTCCAATACTCTTGATTATGTATACCACCATTAGTATGAATCAAAAGACGTGTGCCATTAGACTTTACATAAGAAATAATCTCACGAAACTGTTTGTTCATTATAGAGTCGCCAAAGTTCCCATTGAGCACTAACCATTCTAAGTTTTGAAGTAACTCTGGATTGAAAAGTTGAGTAAAGCGTTCTAAGGTGATTGTATATTTTGCGTCATTTAGATTAATACGAAGAGGCTTCCAACGATGACATGCCGGGCATTTAGCGTTACACCTAAACGTTAACTCTGTAGTAAGTTGTCTAATTTGTCTCATTATTAACCTAATGAAGTAATTGAAACAATTGTGCCAGAGGGGATAGTAGCATCAACAAATTGAACTGTGTCGTTAGAGTAGTTTCCTATCCAGTCTGCGGTTGGGTGCTGTCTAACTCCATCGAGAGTAACAACAAGAACATTTGAATCGTTTGCGCAGTCCTGACCAATAAAAAACACATTTGATGTGCCAAGTGCTGTATTTACATTCGTAAAGGGAGTAAGAAGTGTTGCTCCTCCAGTAATAGCAGCTACATTATCTGAAACTGTGTTAATATTGTCTGTAGTTGAATTTAAATTAGCGTTAAGTCGGGTAAAAGTAACAAAATCGTTTGAATCCATTACACCTACGTTTGTAACTCTTCTTGACTCTATTGCATCTGCATTTGCATCAAGAGTATTAATATTAGTTGTTAAAGCTGCAACATTATCACTAATAGAGGTGTTTAAATCAGCACCATTATACTTAATAGTAGTAGCTGTTAGTATGCCTACATCAAGATTTCCAGCGGTAACTGGAGATAAAGTCGTATTTGAAGATGGATCTTTTGTGTCAGAAATTTTAAATGTTTTGGCAGACTCATCATAAAATATTGCTGCATTACCTTGATTTCCCCGATTAAACAAGAAACCTATGTCATCAGCAGGTGTTCCTGTAGCAGAGTTTGCTAACATGATGATTCTGTCTTGAACGATCATATTAACAGAGTTTGCTGTAGTTGTATCTCCGCTTATAACCAAGTTTCCGGTTACTACCAAGTCATCATTCATTGTCACTTGACCAGTGAAGGCTGTTGTTCCATTAATTATAGCAGCAACATTGTTTTGAACAACGTCAATGTTAGAATTGAGTCTAGTAAATGTTACAAAATCGTTTGATGATAACGAGAGGAAAGTAACGGATACGTTAGCTTTTGTATCAAGATTAGTATTTGCGAAACTTGCAAAAGAATCAATATTAGAAGTGTTGAGGACTATATTGGCCTCAGCTGCTACAACATTGTCTTGTACGATATCTAAATTAGCATTAGCACGAATTTCAACAGCAATAGCATTTGCACTTGAGTCAAGCGCCCCTGCGGTAATAGCTCCAGGCTGAATATGACGTTCTTGAATAATATTGTTTTGTAATAACTCTGAAGTAATTACATTCGAACTTATTACTGATGATGTAACTCGGGTTAATGCCATTAGTACTCCTAATTCTCTTTTTCGTTTTCTTCCTCAAGTTCAGCAAAAAACTCTGCTAAGAAATCTTTTTGATCCAAAGGTGTGTCCCCATCAATGTCCTCAATATCTTTAACATCTGATTCTGGTTCAAAAAACTCTTTAATAAAATCTTCAACTTGTTGATCAACTGAAGGAGGAGCTAAAAGTTCATCATATTTTTCATTTATACAAATATCAATTGCAAGATTTTTTAGGTATTCAACATCATCCTTTGACATTTCTCCTAAAACAACCCCTTCTTCTGATATCATATTAACAATTGAAGATTTTTTTTCTTCATAGTATGCATGATCGATTTCATCTTTTACTAGTTCTAAGAGTTTTGGCTCCTGCTCTGAAATTAAATCAAGTGGAAAGTGCCTATTTACAAGAGGTGCACGTTTTCCTTTGTCATAGTCCTTTAATGCAAAATATGCAAAAGGATTATCATCGTGTTCTGTAATGTCAATTTTAAAGTAATAATTCATTTTTTCTCCTATTAAGTTTTAATAATATAGTTAACGACCGAGGATGGAACAGTTAAAGTATGTGTATGAGAAGCTTGTGATACAGAGTTTACAACAGTTGTAGATGTAGAGTCTTTTGCTGTTGCGGCAACGGAAGTTGTACCTACAGTTAAATCACCATCACCATCCGCATTAGTGGTTAGAACAGAGCTCGCACTTGTAGAACCAGTTTCTGTCCCAAGAGTTGAATTGTTTGTACCTTTGCCTAGTGGAAATCTATCTCTTAAATCTGGAAGACCAAAAGTACTAGAACCATCGCCTGTACCGTAAGCGGTGCCTGATACCGCAAACAAAGAGGCATAAGTAGTTCTACTTACATTGGAACCATCACATAACAACCACCCACTTGGGGCAGAAGATCCAGTCCACATAATAATTGAGCCAGCTGGTAAAAGCGGGGCTGGTGTAGAGTCGGAATCATTCTCAATGGAATTTTGGCTCAACGTAGCAGCAGCTAAATTGGCATAATTACCAGGCGTTTTCATCACATGCAAACCATTGAGTGATGAAGTGGCAGCTGCATCAGTTCTATGAACTACTGCAACGTTACCGTTATTTAATGTGCCTAACCCTATTGATGTATTAACACCCGCTAAACCAGAAACTTTCAAAGTTGTATTAGATTCATAATCACTAACACCGTCAAAAGAGTCTAAACTAAATCCAACTTTTGCAAAATTTACACGACCTAGATCAACTGATCCAACTCCAAGCATGGTATTCTGAATTGAACCATTAGTAGGGGGTATACCAACATCTACTACATCTGCCATAGTACCATTATTAGCCGATATCAAATAAAGTCGAGCGTTTGCAGAAAGAGATCCTGAAGCAGACGGTGTAGCTACAAGTTCACCAATTTCATAAGACGCAATATTAGCGGTAAGAGCTGTAATACCGTTTTCAACACGATTACCTATACCAACACGAGTAAAATTACCACCAACAGGTGATGACTTTGCATGCACAGAATCTGAAATATAAAGTGCATTAGTTGTAGCACTCCTATATAACATACCATCCTGCTCTCCGATACCAACTCCAGATGCGCTAATGTTTAGGCCGACTGGAACTGCGGGAGATTTAAAGTTAGTAAGTAAGGAACGAAAAGAATTATTAAACTGACTTCTCGAAATATTAAGAGAAGTACCTGCAGTTACCTCGATATATGTATTTGAGTCTTGTAATGCCATTTACACCCCTGTAGCCGTAATTTGAACTTTAACTCCTTGATCAGTTGGAACGATAGCATTGTTCTCAACATCAAACAGTTTAAAGTTAACAAACGTATTAGTACCTGTTGTAACAACAGCTGTTTGTGCAGTTGCAGTATCAATTGCTTGAATTGATATAGTAGGTCTTGTTATAAAGTTAGAATCCGTATAATCTGCAGTTACTGTAGTATTGTTATAATTAACTGTATTTGAAAAAATAGTTTGTTCTTTTTCTACTGTATAACGAAACTTATCTATTGTAAAGTCAAACTGATCCTCCTCAGTATTGTTTACAACAAATTTTATTTGGAACTGTCTAAAGATTTTAGTACCAGCTTCATAAGGAATAAATTCCTCATTTACACCAGAAGATCCAAAAGCAGCTACATTAACATTACCGTTAGCATGATATACAGTTGTGTTGTCTTGAGTAGTTGTTCTGATAAATGTTTGAGTGGTTAAAGCTCCTATATCACCAGCAAAAGTCTCAACTACTCCAAGATCAGAATATTGTTTTAAATCAACTAAAAAGTAAGACGTACCCGCAACTGTAAGATTAGCATAGGTATTGCCACCTGTTGATTCACCGTTAGCAAAGAAAGTTTCACCTAATGCAATAGCATTTGAGTTGATTGGTCCCGATATAAGAGCAAATACATTTGCGTTTGATGTATCATTTGTAAAGTTTCCATGTAAATGAACAGCATATACATTACCTGCACTGCTACCGCTCATACGAGTCTCATTATTAGAATCAAATCTAAAGTTAAGAGGTTCAGAATTTGCAAATCCTATGATGTGCCCAATACCTCCAAAAGAGGAGTCTACTAAAACATTATTAGTAGCTTCTCCTGCTTCGGTTACACTTTCAATGATGTGATCATGCTGATCATTCCAAGTTGTTTGAATAGCTTGAGTACCTTGAATATCAAGCTGAACCTGGCCTGTAATGACAGATCCGAAGTCTCTAATTTGGGTGATATAAGTAGCAGATCCATCAGCTAATAAATCAGTCGGAGACCCTCCAATCGCTGAAAAACCAGTTGAAGTGCCATTAGCATTATCAACTAGAGAAGAATTAAACGATGAGTCAGTAGTTGAAAACGCTAAACCACCAGTATTTGAATTTGCAAACGAAGGAAAGTTTGTTTCACCTAAATTTTGATTTTCAACACCGGCGAAAGTAGTTGTAGGAGAATCTTCATTAAAAGCTGCAACAACAGTTGTTCTTTGAGGTCTTGAAGTGGTGATAGTAACACCGACAACACCTTCACTCAAATTACCGCTTGTATCTCTTGTTCTAGCTAAGTATGTAAATGTACCAAACTGGTCAATCGGAACAGATTTTCTGTTAACTCCAGACGCAACAGTGACAAAAGGGACACCAGCAATAAAGTTTTCTAGGGAGGGATCTAGTGTTCCTGGTGCTCTTACTATAACTACCTCTTTTAAATCTAAATCAACAAGCTCTTCATTTTCTCTCACATAGCTCCAGAAAAAAGTAATCTGATCTGTTTGCTGACCGCCTGTAAAATTAAATACATTTTGTGGTTTAGCAGTTTTTCCTAAAATACTTTTTTCAGTTGTGGATGTAACTCCTTTTAAATTTTTATTCAAAGGTGTTATACGAAAAGTAGCTGAATTAGTCGAGGCAGTTTGTCCACGGTTTATACCATACACGGTAAATCTTATTTTACCATCAGCATCAACTCCATTTGCAGGTAGTTTTACAGTATTAAATGAAGTTAATTCTGTACCGCCATCATTTTCACCGATTGCATCTACTTGGGCAATTCTATAAGATATCTCATAATCAGTAACTTCTTGTCCTAAAATGTGATCAAAAGAGCATGTAACACGAACAGCAACACCACCAGTCTGTTCTCTATAAAGAGACTCTGTAATGATAACATTTTCTACTTTTTTAATCGGAATAGGTGAGACACTCAATGACTTCTCAACAAATGGACTGGCCCTTCTAAACCTATTTGTATTTCTTGCCTTCACAGAAGTTACCCCAAAAGATAAATTTCTAATCAACTGGTCTTGATCTAAAAAGAGTCTTTCATACTCACTGGAGACCTGAAGGTCATAAACACCAGAATTTGCTAACCTAAAGTTACCTGGGTAAGTTGTTGTATCAAAATCAAAGGTGCAAGTATTTGACGATACGTTGTTAATAGTTCCGACAGGGTTTTGTGCAATATTCACAAAAGAACTTCCAAATAAGTTAGCAGTAGGTCTTTCACCGAGTCCAATTCTAAATATTGAATTAGCTGTTAATTGAGCGTTAAAAGTTGCACTATCAGGATCATAGCTTGTATTAACTACTGAAAAAATATTTCCAGCAAATGTTTGTACATTATCACCAATCTCAATAGTGGGAACTGTATAGTGGTCAATCTCAACTCTAAACTCTGAGTCATCTGAAGAGGTCGTATATTCAATATTAGACTTTAATCCTACATTTTCATTTTTATTAAAACTAAACTGACCTGTTGATTTTTCAATCCCATCAACAAAAAATCTAACAAACTTTTTTTCACGGGGTCTAATAGGAAATTCAATAGAACCGTTGTATGATTCTCCAAATGTATTAGAAAATTGAATTGATTTTTCAGTCCCAGATACGTAGAAAGAAGAATTATCGAAAAAGCGAGAGTCTAAAACTTGGTTAATTTTTATAAAAAAAGGTAAGTCTGGTAAAAGATTAATTAAGTTAGTAGAACCTGTTAAAACATTTTTTATATCTATCGTGTCAGAAGATTTATCAAAAGTCACAATATTAGCTGAAACTTCGACTGTATCATCTGCAAATGCTATGAAATTTCTTAAGCTGTTTTTTGATGTTTTTTCTTTTAAAGGAATAGAAACAAAATCATCACCCTTAAGACCTAAAAAGACTGCATCATCATTTACTTCAAGCACGTGTTTAAATATATTTTCATCAAAGCACACATTCAAACCCTCGACAGTTAATCTAACATTTGAACTTCCATCTCCGTTGTCAACACTAACAAAATTATTACAAAGAAGTCTAATCTCACCAACAAAACTTGAAAAACCAGCCTTTCCAGTTATAGTTGATTGAATTGCCCCGTTTGAGAGTGCGGAACTGTTATCAACAGTTAGTGTTAGAGGACTTACAAAAGAATTATTGATTAGAGTTGAACCTGCTGGAGTTGATAAAAAATATTCAGTTCTGTAATCTTGGACATAGCCTAGTCTATCCGTTTTATTGTCGATAAACCCGTCAAAAGATACACTACCGTCTGGTAATCTTCTAATTTGTTTATTAAAAGAGAATACAGGAGGCGGAGGTGCAATAAAGGGGCTTTCAATATCAATATATGCTGTTGGAGTATAATCAATAAATGTATCAGAATCAACATAAACATTTGAAATATACTCTTTAGCAATAATGTTAACCTCACCTTCACTATCTCTCTCTAACTCAGAAACTGTAAATAACTTGCCTGCTTTATTAGTGTAGTAATCGCCAACATCCTCCCACTCACCAAAGCTCCAAAGATCGCCAGCAACAGGAACATTATTAGCATCCCATGAGGAAACAGAATCTATTGTTTTAGTTATTGGGTTAAATCTACCAGTAATTTTCATTTCAACTAAATCTGAACCTGTACTAACGTTGTCAGTGCTATCTAAAGTGAATGATGAATTACTAACAATATACAAGTCTAAGCGTTCATCATCTAAACTAATTATTCTTAGTGATAGAGGAAAGGTATTTGAGGTAAAGGTGGTTGACTGTATAGTAGGTGAAGTAAAATGCTCTAATATAACATTAGCGTCTGAAGCACTAGTTGAGGAATTTGCAGAAACTTTACCTCCAAAACCAAAATTTATACCAGTCATGTTTTGAGATACAGAGATTAGATCTCCTGGAGCTAAATTGAGAGCGTCGGTAGAAGTTGTAAATCCAACTGTTCTTCTTAAATATCTAGAAGCTGCTATTTGGTATTGTGCAAACCGTAAGGCCTGACTTCTGCGTGTAACTCCTGGTAAGTCTAGAGATTGAATGTTTTCAATGGTAGCCCTTAATGAGCCATCATTTGCGTCAACAGAGTCAATTCTTACAACCTCTCTTTTAAAATGATTAGTAGGCTCAACATAGCTTACATCTACACCAGTAATAAGATCACTCTCTCTACCCCCACTAATCTGAAATGATCCTGATTTTATATTTGTTTCATTGAAAACCATTGAAGGAAACTGCTCAGGTCTATCAACGGCAATAGATATTTTACCAAAAGACTGCACAAGTGTAGCTCTGAAAGATGCGCAAATACTTTGAAGTACCTCTAAACTTTGAGCTTGATCAGATATTAGAATATCAGTGATGAATCTTCTTTCTTTAATCTGTGTTCCTCTAGGAATGCCCAAAAGAGTTTCACGAACTGATGTAAACTTGCCTCTTGGTTTATGTCTGAAAGAACCATCAGCTTGACCATCCACTCCAATAAAGTTTCCTGTAATTTCATCAACCGCATCACAATATTGAGCTACTTGAAAAAACTTATACTTATCAATGTTTTCCTCAGGAATACCTAAACCATAGGTAGTATTCGTTAGTATGTCGTAAAGTATCCAGACAGGGTTTTGAGTCCATGAATAAACAAAAGTTCCATCCCAAGTGCCTACATATATTTGTGGATTTGCATGAGTTAGAATCGTGCCTGTGCCTGATTTTTGAAGAGAGTATCCGTTTGATGGGTAGGAATCACCACCATTTTCAGGTAATTCTAGCTGTCTCCAATCAATTTGACCATCAGCTAAAATAGGTTGGTTGTAATTTGCTGGAACTTTTACTAATAGTCCTTTTACAAGAGAAGTAAAACGCGGCACTCCTCCTTGATATTCGTTAAAAGATTTTAATGCGTAACCAATTAAAGCACTTCTTGGATATGCTTGAGGATCATTTTTAATTTCATTCCAACCAATTGCCTGAACATTAGATACAATTCTTGAGTCTTCAGACTCGTCTGAGGTTTTGTCTATTGAAAATTTATAACCAGATAGTGTGCGACTTGCCTCTGGAATCTGAATTACCATAGAAAATTTATAAGGAACAGTTGTCTTACCTTCAATGGTTTTTGATTTAGATTTAATAAGAGTCGCACCTGTTCTATCAAATACACGAACTCTAATTGTTAACGAGTGTTTTGATATACTTCCATTGTTATCTTGTTTTTGCAAAACATTAACAACAAAATTAAATTTTATCTCATCCCAATCATTAGCACTAGTATTTTGGAAAGATACTTCAACTTTTGGAACTCCATCAATATTTCCTTTTTTTAAGCTAACAGGAGAAGCAAACTGTTGGGGAGTAACCGTCTGTTCTCCAAACTTAGTTAATGCAGATTGAGTTATAGTTCCTGTTGTTGAAAGAGTTTTAAAAACGTCCGTATTTTCAGTCCCATCGCCTTCTATCTTAATTAAGTCATCAATAGAACTATCAGTGATTTCAATATCTTGTGGCCCATTAGGATTAATTCTGTAAATAGGTCCTTCACCTATCGCTGTTAAAATATACATAATATCAGTAGAAAAAAGATCGTTTGGAGCCTCTTGGTAACTGCCTCCGCTACTGCCGCCTCCCCCACCAAAAGAGCCTTTAATTAAGGGAACTTTTTTATTATTATGCACTAAATAATTATCTTTAGTCATCTTCAAACTGCTCCAAGACTGTGATATCATCATTCTCACCGTGATCAATTGAATCTACATACCCACTAATAAATTGACCTGCAACTCTGTGTGCTCCATAAATTAGGGGGACAGGAGTTCCTGAATCTATTGTATTTTGTAAAGAACCAAACATGTTATTTTCACGTACCGATTGATCACGAGAGTTTAGTGCTTCAGGTCGTTGTGTAAAAAGAGAGGTTACAAGAGCTAGACCAGCGTTAACAGCAAGAGTTGAAGCGCTAATACTTAATGAAGAAGCTGTAGCTGCACCAGTTGTTCCAGCTACAGATTGACCAACTTTTCCAGCAATGGCATAAGGATCAGCTCCAACTGGAGCTGTTGCAAAAAGTGATTTTGCTCCTGCTACTACGTAGGGCGCTGCAAAATAGGCTGCTGTTGCAACCGCTGCAAAAGTTAACATTTTTTTCAACCCTTTACCGCCACCTCCACCTATAATTGCAGGAACCACATAAAACTCATCATCTGACTTAACTACCTTCATCAGCAAATCATTAGGAGTTATTAACATCAAATTTTTATCTAAAAGCACATAACCTTCATCAACTTCACCTAAATAAATTTTATTAACATAGTCTTTAAATTTAGGATGTACAGAGCCTAAATATCTCGGTAAGTCATCGTATCGATTTAAATCTGCACGTAATGATGTGGTTTGAAACAACTGTGAAAAAGCTGAATGAATGTGAATTTTAGTCAACAAGATGTTGCTCCTCAAACTTATCAAAAATCAAAGCGTCAATATTTTTATCATACCAATATATATTAAATTTGTTATTAAAACCAACTAAAAATTTGTACTGTTCAAATGAAGCACTTTCTTTATCTTCACTACTAGGTATGGGATTATCATCACCTGGGTGAGAGTGAAATACTCCCCAAATATTACCATCATATTTTACAAGTGCTGCAGGATCTAAGATAAAGGTGTTTTTAGGGTGTTCACTAATATTTTTACAAGGAACATAAGTAAAGTCTTTAGTAATGATACCAACTGCCTCATGAGGATAATCTCTTATTGCATGATTATTCATATCTTCTAGTAATTTTTTAAATTTTTCCATCTTACTTTCTTTACTGTGTATTGTTTATAATATCTATGATACTTATAAATTCCGCTGGGTCGATTTTGCATCATCTGAATAATTTTATTGTCTCCAATATACATCGCAACATGATTACAAACATTAGTGCTTCCAAGACACATAACTATTAAATCAAAAGGTTGTAGCTCGTTTACCTCTATCCAGTCACCATTTTGAGAACCATTTAAAAAATGCTCTTCATGAGTTTTTTCGAACCAAGCCTCGTCAACAATTTTAAGAAAATCACTGCTTTTGTAGGGTATGTCTATCTTAAGTTTGTCTTGAAAAATATAGACAACAAGATTAAAACAATCCATACCTTGTTGAGGACTGTTACCAAATAGTTTATAAGGAATGTTAGTATATTTTTCAGCCCATGTTAACATGTCTATAAAAGGAATGTATCCGCTTTACCCAATAGTCTGATAAAGTTTCAACATGTGAGACTCCCCCCTCCTCAATGTGAAGCATTTTTGTAGGTTTTAAAAATAAACCAAAATGAATAATTAAATTTGATTTTTCTGATTTAAATGCCATTACATCATAGTTTTGTGCATCTGTCAATTTAACTTTTACAAAGCATGTTGATGCCCATTGATCTACACTTTCAGCAGAAAAATGCTTCATCCACTCGTTAGATTTTGGGTAGGTTGGTAAAGGAAAATTTATATTTAGTTCTTGTTTATAAAATTGACGAATTAGTTCAATACAATCCATTTCCCCATATGAATGGGTGAATCCTAAATATTTTTGTACCATTCTGCTAATTCTGGATAAGTGTTTTCAAAAGATTCATTTCTAAATAAATCTAGTTTTACGTTATATTGCTTAAATTTTTGAGATAAATGAGAATCGTCGTTATATCTCATGTGTTTTAGAGAATCAAAAATACTATTTATTTCGTTTTTATTAAATATTTTTAAATTAGATTTTAAAAACTCATTGTAAGATGCGATGATTAATTTTTTTGTTTGGTCATCTAAAATACTTGTAGATAGATAAGATGGATGAACTAAGTTTGTTATATTAAAATCTTTGTTTAAACTTTTAATCCACTTTACAAGTTCACAGTTTGAAGATATAGAATAAATATTACCTACAACAGAGAATGTAGAAATATATGGTAAAAACTTATAAACATTAGCTTCAAATAAAGACCACTCTAATCCTTTTCTACCATATTCTGCCTTATGCTTATAGCCTTCAATACTTGGCCACAAATCCACTCTTTTAAAATTTTTCCATAGCTTTTCTATATCATAACCTTTAAAATTTCCGTTATAAGATAAATTTGTATTATAGGTTAGTTCTATATTCTTGCTGCAATTATTGTCTATTAAAAACTGTAACATTTTATAATGACCTTCTTGAACGAAAGGTTCGCCTCCAGCAAAATATATTACTCTGATATATTTTTTAATCTGATCAATATCTTTCCAAAAGCCATCATTATAAGTCCAATAATCATAATGATTTGGTTCAGATTCTTTCATCATACCATGAAATTTTGCTTCTTTTGACCAAGCTGAGGATGCAAATGATCCACACATTCTACATTTAAAGTTACACAGGTTTCCAAACCTAAAATCGAGATAAATAGGTGGAGAATTAATATGTCCGTCACTTGAAGTTTTGTTATACAGAAAAGAATATTCAGAAAATCTTTTATTCATTTTCTGACGGTGACTTTCAATCCCGTTTTTTTCCCAGTTGTAACAAATTTTACAAGCAGAAACTTGCTCTTCATTAAGCATCGCAAGTCTGGTAGATTTTATGAAAGGATGATTGAAAGCTTCTTTTGGTGATAGACCTTCACCGAAAGAATTTTTCTGGTCTTGATAGATTGAGAAACAGCACACACCATATTTACCAGACAGATCACCATATTGATGAATCCAGGGAAGTATGCATGAAGTTTTAGACACGTGGGATTGTTCTTCCTGTTGCAGGAAAACCTCCAAAATGTATTTGGTTATTTCGAAGGGTACAAGCTTGAATAGATTTACCACACACATCACCCGACACATCTGCAGCAATTTCATTATTAGCAGCTATAGGGTTAGAATTCGCTGAAAGTGTGGTGCCAGGGATAGTGCCCCCACCAGGTCCTGGATATTGACACTCAGCTCCTTTGTAAGTCCATTGACAGGTGTTTTTGTAAAATTTACGTTTGGGAGTAATTAATTTAAAGTATTGTAAAAAAGAAATTAAGTTGAAAGTTGCTAAAGAATCATTAAGTTTTTCTAATTGGTCAATTTTAAATGTGTCTTCAATATAAGATTCTGAATCAGCATCAGAATTAATAATATAAATAGGAGAACCAACACTAGTGTTTGAGCTTAATTCATTAGATAAAAATAAAAATGTATTTTCTGCAATAGCTTCAATAGTAGCTTCTGTATCACCTGTAGATGATTTTACATTATCGCCTACTCTATAAGGTAAAGCATTATATACCTCCACTACATTGGCATTAATAGATTGAACGGTTGAGTACTCAGGCCAAAAATCTAAAAAATTTGCAAAAGTGGTCTTAATCTCAACTACTCCTCCAAGTAAATCTCTCGAATCTAACTTCTGCTCTACCCAAGTGCCTCCAACTGCAAGAGTTTCAGATCTAGTAAAAGATGCATTTGATGTTCCATAAACAGAATCAATAATCGATTGATCAAAATTGAGACCGTCAGGATTTGAAACAGTCCCTGGAACAGTACGGGGGTCAATGCCGTGAACTAGCTCCCCATTTACTGTTGCTTGGACTGAATTAGAAGAATTATTACCAGCTAAAAACGGGTCTTCAACAACTCGGGTTATAATGTTATCTACATTAAATACGTCAATTGTTATTTCTTCAATTGTTCCCTCAGAACCTTGAGAAATAGTAGAGGAATTTATGGGAAAAGGGATGTATGTTGTACCACCATAAGAAACATTATACAAAATATCTGAAGTTAAATCACCTACGATCTCTGCAAACCGAAGAGGAAAATCATTAGGATAAGCTCTACCTTCTCCCTCACCTGTTGGGTTACCAGCTGCATTTGGTGGATACCACTCACCAGGGTAATAGATTGTAAATAGTTTTACAATTGGGTTTTGTTCAAAGGCATTTTTTTCAGCTTTAAAAACACTAGGAGAGATAGAAGATACTGTGGCAGTAGCAGTAGTTACATTACCTGAATAAACATTACTTAAAAATGTATCAGCTGTGGTTAAAAGACCGTCTCCTCCAGAAGCAGTTGTAGTAGTGATAGTATTAGACTGAACTGTTTCTGACGAGGAAAACTCTTGTTTCAGATTGTTGAGTTTTACCTTTAGCTGATTTGAAGTTGTGTTAACATTGGCTATTACACCAGTAGTTTCTGTAGTAACACCGATAAGTGAATTAGTAGTTTGAAAGCCTGATGCATCATTAACAGTAAGGACTACATCATATGCGCGTGCACTCATTAATCAAATACCTCTTGAAGTGAAAAAGACACTGTGTAATAATTATCTATAAGTCTGGTGCCAGTAGAATAAGTCTGGCTTACATCAAGGGGACCTGCAAATCTTGTAGTAATTGTACCAGTTTCATTAATATGAGACAAGTCAAAAGTGAACGATTCAAAATCTCCACTTCGAGCGTTATAGAAATTTTCTATAGCAGTTTTTTCAACTCCAGTGATTGCAGTATATGTTAGAGAATAGTTACGCTTAGAACGGCGGGATTTTAAGCGACGCTTTTCGTATCCAGCTTGAGAGGCAAAAGTAGTAACATCAAACTGCCTCTGTGATTCTATACCATTATCAGGCTTACGATCAATCATTGACGTAAAACGATCATTAGTAACTTGTGGTGTACTAAAGACTCTAATTGACAGAGTATCATTTTTATCAACTGATCCTAGAGGAGAGCCGCTTTGGACAGATAGAGAAGTTGGATCTGATATAGGTTGCAATCCTTCTGACCTATAGCGAGTTGAGTGTGAAAGTCTGATAAACTCCATTGTGCCTTTGTAAATTTCGCTTGTACCGATAAACGCGCCCACATTTGCATTTGCGTTAGGAGATAAAAAACCTTGGTAAAACGAATTAGCTACTTTTACATTATTTACATAAAGTCTCAAATTACTGTCATTTTGATCAAAAGATACTGCCACATGATAATTAGAACCTCCATTAGAGTTTCCTCCATAGATTTCTGTTACAGTTCCCTCATGACTCACTAAGTACGCTACATTTGAATTAGATCCTACAAGCCTTAACACTGTATAATTTTGAGCATCTTCATAGTATGAGAATAGAGTTTGATTAGAAGCTAGAGTTGTACCTGTATCTGGTTTAAACCAAGTATCAAGCGTAAAAGAAGTTTCAGAGGTGTTAAAATCAGTAGTTCCAGTGTTTGCTTGACCTGGAATGTGTAGATAGTCATCAACACCGTCAAACTGTAGTGTTCCAGCTGTGAAAGATGCTGTTCCGCCTTCTTTAATTATGTCATGGTTTGAGTCAGATTCATCATCTAAATTAGAAGCAAAATTAAGTAACAGTTTAACAGCTGCGTTATCAGCTATATCAATTCCTTGTGATCCCAACACAGAAGAAGGAAATATATAACCAGTATCTTGTTGATAAACACCAGATACAAATACCTGAAAATCAGAAGATGATGCAACATTTGTCCCACTTGGCATAGCAAAAGAAACGGTGTTAGCATTAATTAAATATGTATTACCATCAACTACATCTGCTGATGCATTTGAATATTCTTGTGCGCGAGCTGTGAAAGTTGAGCGAGATGCTCTTAGCTTTGAAGGTATTGATACAGTTTGCAGAGTTAAATTAGAGGCGTTAGGTGCCTCATCAAAAGTGACAGTAGCACCCCCATTTGATGTTGAATAATTAGTAGTTGATTGTAAAATGCCATCAACAAACGCAGCAACCTCACCAGGGAAACTAGCGGTGCCATTTAAATTAAAAACTGTAGTAACCCCAGTTGAATTATATGTAATAGTAGAAACTACTGGAAACGCTGTGATTGGAGCTGTTGCATTGTCAGGGTATGTAGCCATTATTTACCTCTTCTCAGTGTTTTCTTAATTGCTCCATTATTACGAAGATCACGAGTGATAATATCAAGAATTATTTTATCACCATTCATTTTAGGAGGTGCAGCCTGAACATCTTTTGGAGCTCCTTGATTGTTTAAATTTACTGAAATCTGCGGTGGCCTACCTGTAGCATTCATTTGGTTTAAAGCTGCTCCACCAATCGCTTTTGCAGCTGGACGACGAATTACAAACTCTCCAGGTTCTAACAAAGCAGGAACTCTATCACGCGG